ATATTTTTTTTAACACAGCCACTATTCGCATCATTAATTAAAAATTTTTGCTAATGATGGAAACTTAAAATTTGTAATGTGTTTAGTTGAAGCAACACCTATGCCAAACCAGACATACTTACTGTTGTTGCCAAGTGGATTTGATAATTTTTTTCTTTCTGCACAATCCTTTTGGACAGATTCCTCTCTATCCATATTAATCCATTCCTGTTTTGTGCAAATAATATTTTTTTTAGATATGAAATTTATAACAGAAGATTTATTATCATCCTCTGGAGTAATGTTATTTTCTGCAAGATGTAACATACAACTCCTTCTCTTGTTTAATTGTGGCACTTGCTCAACCAAATGCCACCTAGCCAGTTATTATTCATCACATAAGGAGCAACTTATGTAATATTATTCTTAATAGAGAAAAAATGCTAATTTGCAAATAAAAATAATTATTTAATAACAATAATTGGAAAAAATAAGCAAAAATAAGTAATTATTAAATATTATTTGCAAATATTGTCTATTTACTGTAATCACTTTTCTATTATGAACAATATTATGAATGATAAGTTAAAAAACATAATAGAGGCTAGTTCACTTACACAAAAAGAAATAGCAGCTAAACTTGGTACTAACCAAATTCATTTAAACAAAGTGTTAAATGGTAAAGCAAATTTAACAACGAGAATGGCTAAAAAATTAGCCACCATACAAGAATTAAAAACAAGTGAACAAGATCTAATATATCCAACATTACCATTAGATATTGCAGGAGCTTGGTTTACTGGTCAAAAAGTTAATAGTTTTAAAACATCAAGACCACAGCTTTATGTACCAACACCAATTAAAGAAAATTATTTTGGTTTAATATATCGTGGTCAATCTTATGAGTCCTCTAAATTTCATTTAGCCATGAATGAAGGAGAGGTAATGGTGTTTGATGGCACTTATGAAAAAAATAAACAAATTGATCCAGATGGAATTGGAAAATTAAATGTTGTTGAAAATGATAATGGAGAATTATGGGTTGGTTGGCTTGATACTATGAGTAAAAAGACAGGAAAACATGGTTTTTCTCCATTAGGTAGTACAGCATGGTTAACTTGTAAGTTAAAATGGTCATCAACCTTTATAATGGCTTGGAATTTAGCCAAATTAGAGGGTGTCGATAATCTAGTCCAATTAGATTAGCATTTTTTACTAATTAAAAATAAAACTTTACAAATTTTGCTAATTTTTATATTGCAGTTATGTGCTTATAAAATGTAAATTATGCAATAAATCTTTAGAATTAGATGAAAATTTAACAATACCACAGTTAAAAGCACAGCAATTCATACAAAAATACTATCAAAAGAACAATAAATCTCCATCATATAGAGATATACAAACAGGACTTGGCTATACAACTACAAGTGCAGGATATGTATTAGTCGATGCTTTAGTTCAAAAGCAATATCTCGCAAAAGCTAATTACAAGAAAAGATCAATCATTATTTTAAAGGAAGTGCCTTGTGGATGATGAGATAAAATTTCCCTATCAAGATTTTTATTATGCTGACTGGAGAATGGGTTGCTCTGGAATGACTGCACAGCAAGAAGGATTATATATTCGTTTATATACTCATCTTGGAACAGCTAATGGAAAAGGTTTACCAAATGATTTTAATTTTATTTTTAGAATGGTTGCTGATCCATCAGAAGATGCAGAGGTAGTGCAGCATCAGAGGGAAGATTTAATGTGGGTTATAACGCACAAACTTGCATTGGTTGATGGTCGTTATCATCAATTGGTACAGAAAAAAAGGCGAGAAGATAAGGTTGATATTGTTAAAATTAGGCAAGAATCTGGGAAAAAAGGTGGTCTAGCAAAATCCAAGCTAACTTCTAGCAAAGTATCTGATTCTGAATCTATATCTATATATAATAATATATGGGAAAAGTTATCAATTAAGCGAGGATCAAAGAGTGAAGGTTTAAAATTTTGGTTAAGAAAAGCCAGAGAGATAAAACCAGAAATATTAATAGAAAAATATAATAGTTTATGTTCACAGGCAGATGATCCTAAATTTATTCCACATTTTGCAACATGGTTAAATCACGAAAGATGGGAAGAAGAATTACCAACTAAAAAAGAAACAAATAATTTTGGTGTTCAACCAAAAAAATCACACAAAGATTATGTCGGCTTTGTAAAAAAAGGCATCAGAAGTACATCCATTTCTGACGATATGGTGCGTCAGATGAGAAAAGAAAACTTAATAACTGAAGAAGAGTTCAAGGCTTGGTAAAGAAAAAGAAAAAAGATAAGCATACTATTGATCTTGGTGGACAGGAATTAATTAGAGATGATAAAACAAATACATTTGTTAGAAAAGTTGATGGATCTAGGCTTAGACTTGTAGCTTATGGACAGGATAGACACTTAGAGAAAGAACACAAATCAATATTAGATAACTATTATGCCAGGAACTTACTGGATATACATAACAGAGAACATAACAGCAAAAGATATTGGGCAGGGCAGAGATATGAACAAAAGTTTGAAGCAGCAGGAATAAGACAAAAACTTACATCTAGCTTAAAAGAGAACTTAGGTAATGGAACTACTGAAGAATATATGGTGGAGAGTCTAACAGCTTTATCTGACTTTAGGTTTATTGATAAAGAAATAGGTAATCACAGTAAGATCTTATGGTATGTAATTATACAAGGTAATCCTGCTAGAAAAAGAATGGATGAGTTAAGATCTGCACTTGATAAATTAATTGAGCTATTTGATATGTAATTTAATAAGTTATACAAAATAATTAAAAAAAAATACAAAAATGACAGAAAACAGCCATTTTATTATTCATTATTTATTTGCATTATATAACCTAAAAAGTTATAAATAATAGAACAATAAATAAGGAGCAAAAAATGAATACAATAAATATAAATACTTTTAATTCTGCTTTTGGAGATTATCCAACACTTTCAGTTGATGAAATATGGGAACTTAATCAAAAAAAAATTGAATTATTTCAAAAATATTATGTTGAATTAATGGATGAAGCTGATTTAATTTTTGATAATAGAAAAAAAATTAAAATTTATAATATGAATACAAGTTTTCAAAGCAAAAGAGATACATATAATTATAGTTGGAATGTAAGTCTTAGAACTTTTACTAAATTTTTTAATAGTATGAGAGAAACCTTTTATAAATATAAAGATTATGATCATTCGAGATTATATTCTCTTAATGAATTAAAAAAAGATTTAAGAAAAAGGTATGATTTTTTAATGGATTTACATGGTTTTACACCAAAACAATTAGAGGATATGGAAAAGTATCATGCTAAAGAAATTGAATCTGTTCAACATATTGTCAAAGCTGAAAAAGAAGCTAGAATAGTAAAATGAACAACTTAGAACTTAAAAATTTAATTAACAAGGTCGGATTATCTCAATCCGATCTTGCTCGTTTAATCTACGATACTGATACAATTAATCAATCTCAAAGAAATATTGTTAATAGATATATGAATGGTCATGTTAAAGTTCCTGCTTGGTTGCCAGTTCTTATAAGATTGTATGCAGCTTTAAATAAAATAAAGTTATATTAGTTCTATGTTTGTGTCTATTAACAAACGATTAGTAAATCTATAACAATATATATAATCACTTAAATTACGAGAATTTTTATAGCCATTTATTAGAATGGCTTTTTTTTATGCAAGAACAAGAACTATGGAAATCTTGTTTGTTGCTCGGATTAACTGATGCTCTCGGCAAATTTCAATGGCAAAGTAGATTGAATAGACAATATGAGATTGAAGCAAAAGAATGGATTGGGAGCAAAGACTTTTTCTTAGTATGTTCTTATGCAGATCTACAACCAGGTTATATTATCAAGATATTTAAAGATATAAAACAACACACGCATTACTTAACAGCAACAGACATACGATATTTATTATATGAACAAATTATTAGACGATCTTAATTGCTCGATGTTTATGGTCAAAAATCCAGAGACAAAGAAGTCAGAGATCATTATTCGCTTTAACAACTTTGAAACCGAGCAGGAAGCTATGGACTTTGCTGAAGCATTTAAAAAGGGTAACGAGGTAGATCCATTTGCATTAACAAATGATACAACAGTTACAATACACTAATGAATGAAGTAACAGTAAAGAAGGGCAGACCATCTAAATATTCTAAAACAATCGTTAAGGATGTACTAACTCTCTTATCTCAGGGCATTGGCATTAAACACGCAACAATGCAATCTGGTATTACTTATCCTAGTTGGAGAACATGGATGGATAAAGATGAGAAGCTGCGAGATGCTTACTACAAAGCTAAAGAGGCAGGGATAGAAATGATTATCTCAAGTGTTGACGAGAAGATAGAGAATGCTTTAGAGAAAAAGAATATACCAATGGCAGAGGTTAAGTTACTAGAGATCTATTCAAAGAATATGCAATGGAAAGCAAGTAAACTATCTCCAAAGCAATATGGTACTGAGAAACAAACTTTAAGCATAACATCAGAGGATGATAAGAAGATAGAGATAAGTTGGGCTAGTGATTAAATATAGACGAATATAGGATGAAACTAGAGGTTAGTTAAGGTTTGGTATGGATAGGGATAGATGGAAAAGGTAGGGAATAGAATAAATACTTACGAAAAAGATCTTTTCTTTTCCTGTACTCTCGTGTGAAAAATATATTTTTTTAATTAAAATCTAATAAAATTTTAAATAAATAAATAATTTATTATATTACCTAGTATATTAAGTGAGGAACTACTTGGTTTATTGCTGAACTGGTCAGATATTGGTCAGCTTCCAGGTATTTTTGATTTGGGATTATTAAATTATATTTTTAAGCACCCCATCGGCTTCGAGCAATTGCAATGGGGAGTCATTTCAACACAAAACAAACTTTCAATGGATTTTTTAAATGAGTAGAGCAGGAGTATATTTTCCCATAAGACCAGATGGATTTAAACCATCTCCTGCACCTTATTGGAACGAATTAAATAATGCTCAAGCCTTAGTAGGAATTGGTACAGCAGGATTATTA